ATCTTGGTGGTAAACAAATAGTAGACGGTGGGCAAAAAATAACAGCAGGACACGTGATTGCAAAGATTGTTGACGATCCAAAACCAGGTAAACAGCTAAACCACATAAAAGCTGGGCTTATAGCCCAAGAAATGTACAGAAATGAAGAGGTTGAGCTAGATGAGGCAGATTTCAGAGTGGTAAAAGACATGGTAACTGAATTTGATGGTTTTTCATCATCTATTATTTATCAAACACTTTGTGTGTTAGAAGAAGCATATGAAACAACATCCAGTAACGAACCCGACAAGCAGTTGGACTAAAATGGGAGGTAATTCTGACTTATATAGAGAAAATTATGAAAAAATCTTCGGAAAAAAAGAAAACAAGGATAGTAATGGAAAGAAAGGACTTCAATCAAATGGTCCAAACAATGAAGCATGTCGCAGAAAGCGAAGAAATATACACAAGGATTGAAATTAAATGTGAGGATCAGGACATACTCATTCAGGTTCTATGAGAATAGTGTTTGTTGCATCAATAGACGAAAATTGCGTCTGTAACGCATGTGATAGCTGCACACTACTTCCCGCCTTACAAAACAGAAAAAACGTCTCTAAGGTGCAATTTGTGGCCGATGAGGCAATATTAATACTCAAAGAGCTAAATGGTCCGGTATTAATACATCATAGTCTTGAGAATACATAAGAAACTATGGCGAAAAGGAAGAATATACACATGCTACGTCACGAGTTCAAAATAGACAGTAATATAAGTAGATCACAAAGAGATAGGGAGATAATAAATTTATACAATTACGGATTTGGCATATCAGTTGTCGGACAAATGTATCAAATATCCAAACAACGAGTGTGGCAAATTTTACAAGAAAATAATGTATCTATAAGAAATTAGTATCTAGGGCGGGCGAAAGCCTTTTCTTGTAGGAAAGAAGCTCGCGGGTATTGCAGGTATCGACCCCTCGTAATACCTCGCTAGCCCTGTATATTACTAAAATTTTACCTACCACGCTCTTTGGAATGTAAATGTTTCATGAGCCTGTTCAGCGCTCTCTCTTTGCAGGGGGCGTGGTGGGTATAAAATTTTGTTTTTTACAATCGAGAGTGAAGTTAAGTTAAATTGTTATGTCAGAACAAAATTACGAGGGTCATGTCAACGACCTTCCACTCAAAGAAGATGGCTCTGTCGATTTTGACAAGCTACCAAAAGACGAAAACGGACAAACATGGATTGATAGGGACGCAGAACGTGCATATGAGGATGGTGAGTTAGAAGAAACTGATGTTTTGGGGAACACGATAAATGTTTCTAAAAAAAATGATATTGTCCACGAGATGTTTACAGGAGAAGAGCACCCTCTCCCCGCAGACCGTGTCCTTACTGTGGTGAAACACCTACAAGGAAAAGTTCTTACTATAGTAGACGCATCATACGATGACAAAGAGCGAGCTAAATTCGTAAAGGATTTAGTAAAAGATGCGTTTAGTAGCAGTTCAAATTGGATTTATGAGATGTCTATCCGCGATGAAATTGAAATGTAATATGGACGAAGAAAAAGTTGTCGCTGCACTGTTTACAATAGCAGAATATATTGAAAAATTGCAGCACGGTGAAACTATCACCAAAGATATATTCATTCAGTTGAATGATATTTTAGAAGGTTAATATAAATCCTTCACTCTCGATTACACAAAACAAAATATCAACTCTATATATAATTTATACATATGGAAGAAGGAAAGAAAAAAAAGAGATGTGGAAAATGCCGTAAATCAACAAATTGTAAGTGCGGAAGACCTACCGTAATTGACGAAAATGCCATACGCATACTTGAGGGCGCGTTTGCTGACGGAGCATCAGATGAAATGGCTTGTTTTTTGGCTAATGTTAGTACAACAGCTTTCTATCAGTATCAAAAGAAAAATCCAAAGTTTAAGGAGAGAAAGGCTTTTCTTAAGGAACAAGTGAAATATCAAGCAAAAAAGAATATACGTGATGCAATAGCAGCGGGTGACATACATCAGAGTAACTGGTACCTAGAGCGTAAGGCTTCAGACGAATTTTCAACAAAACAAATACATGAGCAAACTGGCGAAGTCACAATCAAACATAAGGAAGAAGCCGCAAAACGAACAGCTTCGTTCAGGGATAGAGTACGACGTGTGGTTGGAGGAACTAAATGATACACCGGATGAGTGCGTAAACGACTTCATATTTGAGTCCTTGAAAGATAAGGAATTTTTGCACATCTTCGGTAGATATTTCTTCCCACACATAATCAAAGGAACAAACCCCGTACCAGATTGCCACTTGGATCTTTTGGCAGAGATAAACTCACCAAAGGATAGAGTTATAATATTCCCTCGTGGATTTGCTAAAACAACATGGGAGAAAATAGACACCATACATGATATTGTATATAAACTTGAGCCGGTGATACTTTACATATCAAACACAATAGGGGATGCCCAATTCCACTTTGAAAGTATTAAGGCAGAGCTAGAGAACAACCTACTTCTCATTGATGTGTATGGTTTCTTAGTCCCAGATGAAAAGCTTCTCGGGAGAAAATGGACGAATAAACACTTTGAAACACTCAATGGTGTAAATGTCATAGCCCGTGGTGCAGGAAAGGGTCGTGGGGTAAACATTAAAAACCAACGCCCAACAAAGATAATCGGTGACGATTTGGAGGATGATGAGATGGTCCGCAGTGCAGAACAGCGCGAGAAACTCATGGCATGGATCAAGCAAGTTGTTTTTCCATCAAAAGACCCCAAGAGAGGTAAGTTCAAAATGATTGGTACGGTACTGCACCAGCAGGCAGTTGTGTTGCAGATGTATAAGGCTTATGGTGGTATTTTCAGACGAGCCATAGAGAATGGTGAGAGTATATGGCCAGATTATTTCTCAATAGACGATCTAAACCGCATAAAGGATGGATACATCGATGAAGACGGTAATCAAATAGAAGGTATAGGATCACGTGCTTTCAATCAAGAGTATATGAATGAGCCGCTCAGCGATGATATGGCTCACATGCAGCCAAAATATATTGATGATAATTTGTTTACTGTCCTACCAGAAGCGCCTCTCAAGAAAATGGTGATGTATATGGACCCGCAGGCTGGTGAAACAGGCGCAGCAGATGAATACTGTATAACAATATTACAATGGCACGGACGCGACAGGCATCGATATGTTGTTGAGCAGGTTGCAGGCAGAGCGACACAGCTCGAGCAGGCAAAGATTTTTATAAAAACATGGATCAAGTATCGCGATAACATTAAAGTTGCTGCGATAGAAAAAGTACTAAATCAGACGGCGGTGTTTCAAAATGTTCTATCATGGAAGACAGGGGCATTAAAATTTGACGATATACCAGGAATAAATAGGAACATCCCTGTGAAAGGTGTCAGTCCAGCACAGACAAAATCTAAATATGGTAAGGATAAGCTGGGAAGATTGCAGATGCATGAGCCGTCATTTGAACGAGGAGAAATACACTTGCGACCTGAAATGACAAAGCTCCGCAATCAAATACTTTTCTTGGGGTCAAATTTGCTAGAGCACGATGATAGAGTTGATAGTCTGGTCGGCGCACTTGAGTTGTCTTTTAATTTGATAGACACCAAACGTGATAATGTGTATAATAAAGACAAAAATAGCCAAACCATTGCCGGAAATCTTAATACAGCAAAATTTTAATATATGCCACTTGATAAAGTAGTTTCTCAGAGTCCAGACTCAGAGATTAAAAATGTCACTCTCAAAAACATGAGTCAAGTACTTGGTGACTCAGGTACGCAGCGATATTCTGGATTCTTCATGGAGGAACCAAATACTATATTTAGAGATGAAAGTCGTGTAGACAATATAGAAGAAATGCGCCGTTCTGACGGGGCTATCAAGGCAGCACTCAACGCAATAAAAACACCCATACTTGCAACAAAGTGGGACGTGCAAGGTGAGGATGAGAAAATAGTAGAATTTGTACGTGAGAATCTATTTGATATGCCGGATCGCTCATGGAAAGATTTTTTGCGTGAGCTTTTGACATTCCTCGACTTTGGACACTCAGTATTTGAACAAATATATACCAAAAAGGACGGTAAAATTTATATTCAAGACCTTGCGCCACGTATACAACGGTCCATCTATAAGTGGAAAATAGGAGATGGAAGTTTTGGTGTTACACAGCAAATATTAACTGACGATACAGAGCTTATTACCTCAGAAATCCCCGGGTACAAACTATTAGTGCTTACAAACGATAAAGAGGGGGATGATGTAACTGGGCAGCCAATCTTACGTTCAGCATATAAACATTATAAATACAAAGACATTCTGTACCGTATTCAAGGTATTGCCTCAGAGAGGTATGGCGTGGGTATTCCCGTAATATACATGCCAAAAGACGGTGGGTATGGAGACGAAGAAAAAGATAAGGCAGAGGAGATGCTAAAAAATTTGCGCTCAAATGAAAAGGCATACATGGTGATCCCGTGGTCAAAGGAAGAAGGAGAGGTGAGCATCCTTACGCCAAATGGCAACCCGCAGGGGCAATCTATTGAGAACGCCATAGCACATCACAACAAGATGATACTTATGAGTGTGCTCGCCAATTTCCTTGCACTAGGTACAGACAGCACTGGGAGCTTCTCACTATCAAAGGATCAGTCATCGTTTTTCTTGAAACACGTAGAAGATAAAGCTGAATATATCCGTGAACAAATCACAAATCAAGTAATAAAAAAACTTGTGATGATAAACTTTGGACCAAATGCAGAGGTTCCTGAGCTTGTATTCACTCCACTTGGTGATATTGATTATAAAGAATATAGTGAAACACTCAAAACACTCGCAGATGCAGGGTTGATACAAAAGAGCCCCGAGGTAAAAGACCATGTTCACAATACATTCAAGCTACCAGAGTACGACGACTCAATAGAAGAAAAAGAGGATGATGATACACCTGACAAAAATATTCCGAAACAAGACGATGAAGATGATAGCGACGAACTATCTCAAAAAAAAAACTTTTTATACGAAAAAAACTTCAAGCTGTGGAGAAAACTCACGCCAGCAGAGGATAAGGTGCAATTTCAATTCCTAAATGAACAATTCAATGATTTACAGGGGCAATTAGAGGATGAAATGATAAAAGTAACAGCACCGGCAATAGATGCATACACACAAAAGGTTGATAAGAAATTAGGTGCAGACGATATAGCAGCAATTGGGCTACTACTTTTGACTATCAAAGGTCCTATACAAAAAATCATATCAAAGTCCTACTCAAACGCATATGATGTGGGTAAGCGCGTAGCATCAGGCGAGCTTGGGGTGAGTCCTCCTCCAACACCAAACAAATTCAAGAAAATAAAAACAATTCAAACAAAACAATTGGCAGCGGAGTATGTAGATGAGCTCACTCGCGCAGCAAAGAACACCATAACAAACGGATTGGCTGTCGATGCGTCAAAAACAGCAATAGTATCAGAAGTCAAAAAAGAGATGCAAGATAAGGCAAGTAAGATGATAACAAACGTAAGCGGTACGG